TTCCCACATATCTTCATCTACATCTTCGCCTAAAGCGATAAGGTCATCGACCATGCTATCGTATTCCTCTGGCATATCCGTAGAACACTTAGACATCTTCACGCCTGTCTCCTCCTCTATTACCTCAGTAGTCTTAGCATTCTCTAAGTCCGTGAACTCGATAGGAGTAAGTGTCTTGAAGTATAGATTCAGCGCAATGTTATTGAACGCTAGTATCTTATCAAGTGCTGCAATGACTTGCTCTTGCTTTGGTTGTATAACGCTGTTATCGAACAGCTGGAATGCCGTCTTTATCTCATCAGCATTGTTCCCTAGACCTGTTTGATCCTTAACACCAAACAACATAGGGCTAGTGATTCTATGACCTACTAGTACCTTCTGCTGTGATTCTCTAGATAAGAACTCGTACTGGTTGTGAGCATCGCTTAACTGCACAGGCTCAATACTTGCTGCGCTATTTGCATCATCGTTAAACGCTAGAATGAACTTACCTGAGTTCGATGAACCACTCCACTTCTGTTTGATCTGGTTCTCGATGATCTCTCTCTCCTCCTCTGGAGGTACTCCGTTATTGAAGTTCACAATCATAGAAGGTGCTAGACCATTCTTGATATTGTTGATGTGGTAGTTCGCTACCTCACCCTCTAGCTCTGCGTAAGGCAAAGCACCTTGATAGTCTACTGGTGAGTAGTAATAGCTTCCTGATCTATAAGGACGGAAGTAGAGTATCTCTACCTTCTCTGATGCCTCGCCATACCCAAAGGCTGGGATGCGTTCTACACCCTTCTTAGAGCGTACCTCGCTCCATTTGTATGCGTAGTAGTAGGCTTCAACTTCGCCTTCATCGTTGCACTTCTCAGCTCTCAAGCATTCAACAGGCATATGGTACACCTCAACGATCTTGCTCTTGTCTCTGTTATAGATGACTTGGAACGCTCCGTTCCCTAGCAAGTAGTAGTCATTGATGACCTTCTTCAGTTCGCTGTCCTTGATTAGCTTACGCAGTTGCAAGTAGCCCTCTGGATTCTTTGCTGAATCCGTTGCATCGATACCCTTACCGAAGATCATATCTATCACACCAGATACTACTGCGTTGTTAGTCGGTGATCCGTTGTATCGGTCAATCAGGTACTGGAAGTAATTGTTGTCCTCGCCATACTCTACCCATCCGCTTCTAGCGTTCTCAGAGATTACTGGTGAGGTGTAGCTTGACAGCTGCACGAAGTTGATATTATTCGCCATAAATCTTAAATTCGTTGTCCATTGTTTTCTCTGTCGTTGCTAGTTTCGGTTGGTATGTAGCAACATCAGATCCTGAAGGTAGGATATACATACGATCCTGAGAAAGTAGTTTGACCTTACTAGCCTCCCATATCTTAACGACATAGAAGTTCTCTGCTACTAGAGCAGATACATCATAGGTAAAGGTAAGTACTTTTCTAAAGTCATCCCATGTTCCACTAAGGGAAGTGTCTACCACCTCCTTACGCTGATCTTCAGAGATTATCTCAATCTCAAATGACTCCGTAGTAAAATCTCGGAGGTACATCTTGATCGTAGCCGTTGTATTTTCTTCTACAATTATCATCTAATTATAAAACCCAAAAGGAAAGATGTGGTATATTTGCCATTCATTGCTCTCTTAGGTAGGTGCAATTCCTACCAAAAAAGAAGCCCCTCCGTAATGGAAGGGCTTTTTTGATTCTAGTAGTTTAGACTATTAGATGTCAGAGATAACTGAAGCATCAGCTGTGATCGTAGCATCTACGAAGTTCGCTGGTATCTTCTCTTGAGCTGTGAAGGTCAAAGTGTAACCTGATAGATCACCCATTGCTGCACCAGTAGCGATAGAGCCACCGCTTACCTCAGCACCATACTCCAAGCCCATCAAGAACTTGTTTCCGTTGTTGTCCTCTACGATCACATGAGGTCTTGCATAAGCAAGTAACTTTAATTCATTGTGAGTCTGCTTAGACATCTTCTTGAAGGTCAAGTTTAATGTCTGCTCGTAGAAGGTAGTTCCGTTCTCACGAGATGAGTTCACAGCTTGTTCAAAGCTAGAGTTTCCTTTTAGTTTGAACTCAAACCAATCTGGAGTACCACCGAATGAATCGATAACATCCGTATCTGTTAGATCATAGGTCGGATCACCTAATGTACCGAAGTCTGCAAAGTACACAGAGGTGATACCACCTACTACATCCTTACAGGGTTCGTTTCTTCCTTTTGTTAATACACACGCCATATTCTATAAATTAAAAAAGGGTAGGCAGATCGAACCCACCTACCCCTTTAATGATTAAATAACTACTTCTTAAGTGTAGTAAACTACATCTGCACCGATACCGATTTGACAACCAGCAGCCATACGCATGATCACACGAACATTTTTGCTTCCGTCTAAATCCGCCATGTCAAGAAGTTTGCATTCTTGCCAGTCTGCGAGTAACGATGTGCCGAAATACAAGTTAGATTTCTGAGCAGCAATCATATCGTTTGTCGGTAGACCTGAAGCTACGAACAATTTAACACCATCAAAAGCTAAATCGCCTCCGTTGTACCAAGTAGTACCTTGTGCAGCAACACCATTAGCACCCAAGCCTGAAGCTCCGAAGCCACCTAATGCACGAACATAAGAACGAGCGATGTGCTGAGATACATAGATGTAGAGATCCTCTTTGCCGTACAATTCAGATGGAATAGCATCTACTACCTTACCTAATTCTGTGATAACATTAGCAGCTGTGATAGTAGTACCTACTACATCTACTACATCTGCGTTAGCAGCAGCCAAAGTAGTGAAACCATCGAACTCACCAGCGTTTGCATCAACACCTTGCCAGATGTTTGTTTCGTTCTTAGCAGCTACCTTAGAAGCAACATATCCGATCAAGTAATCAGAGAATGTAGCTGGAAGGTTGTCATGAGCAGAGTAGCCCATCTCAGCAGCATACCAGTCATCTTCAAAATCGCTCTTACACAATTCAAGATTTACTTGTAGTTGCTTAACTTCTAGGATGCTCTCTGCGAGAGTCAATGTAGAAGTGTCAGAGAAATCACAAGTTGCATCCTTAGTGATTGCATCTAAGTTCATAGTCTTTAGGACTTCTTTGAACTTCACATTTGGTTTAATAGTAACACCACCGCCATCGATAGTGTCTGCGCTCAATAGAGCTGCGCTTACAAAACGACCTGCTGCTTCACCAGCATAAGTCGTAGTTACTGAAGTGGTTGTAGCCATTTTTCTTCTTTATTTAATTTAGGATAATTTACTTAAAACACGAGACAATGTATCTTGCGGTGCTTTCTTAGCATAGCGATTCATGTCTACCTTTTTCTCTACTGGAGCAACTGCTACTTTCTTAGCCGCTGGTGCTTCATCAACACTCATCTCCACTTGTTCTTCTACTACTTCTTCAGTAGCACTCATTTCTTCCTCTTGAGGCATCATGTTAGCGATCATCTCTTTGATCTCTGATACTGCGCTTTCAAACTCCTCTTTGGTAACATAGCCCATTTCTTCTTCTTCCTCAGCAGCTTGTTCAACCTCAACTTCTTCTTCAGCTGGAGCTTCTTCTGCTACTTCTTTGATTTCAGCGATGACACCTTCTTCTTCGATAACCAATACACGACCATCTTCTAGTTCATGCTCTCCTACTGGAGCAGCTACCTTCTCATCATCTTCCCCTACGAGGAATACATTTTGACCAGCCTCGAAAGACTCAGCCTCAATCACGACACCATTAGCGAGGCGCATATTCGCCATCTCTACCTTTACCTCCTCAACAGGAGTGGCTTCTTCACTTGGAGTGAGAGCCATTTCAATTTTCTTGAACACTTCGTTTAGATTCATTTTCTAGAACTTTGTTAATTAAACAACTATTTATTTTGATTTTGGGTTACTTTCTATATCTGATCCAGCTCCTTCAATTTGCTCTCTGCCCATCTCTTAGCACTTAGACCACCCCATAGCAAATACGATATGTAGCCACAGCTTGTAGTGTCTCCTTCATCGTAGTACTCTTGCGCTCTGCTTAGATAGCTGTGCATACGCTTGATGGTTTCTACTGAGAGTGGTTGCTTTTGTGAGAGCTGCTGCGCTCGGATCTTACCGACTTGAGTAGCGCACTTGTTGCCTTGCTTCTCGTTGAGTTCGATTCCTTTCTTTGCATTGTTAGATACTGAATCAGGGTAGTCTTTGAATGACTCCATCTCCAGCTTCTTTCCATTCTTGTATCTCTTGTCGTTCTTGAGAACGCCTTTAGTTATTCCCAGAAGATATAGTGAGAGGAGGTGTTCTGCTTCTGCTGATTCGATTGCTGATAGTTCCGTATTGACTTCAATAGCGGACTCTCGTTGCATAAACCACCCTTCGATGCTGAACCCTTTGACTCTACCTTCTTTGACATATTCCTCCCATATATCTTCGTTATTGACTTTCATGCTGACCATCCATGTACCTACTGGGTACTCTAAGCCATAGGCTCTAGACTTGTCCTTGTCGCTGTCCTCTATAATCCAGCTCTCAACTAACGATAGACCATCTATCTTCTTCTCATGCTCTAGGGTTGCGTTGCCTTGCTTACCATTCATCAAGTACAACTCCGATGCTCTGCGGATCGTTTCCTTAGTAAAGAACACATAGTACTCCTCATCACCATCTACTCGGTAGATAGGCTTCTCTGGAATCATAGCTGCACCCATCAGGATGCGCTTCTCGTTGTCTACCTCTTTGAACTCGAACTTGTGGTCTTTGCTCATTGTGATGAAGTCCTCCTCTATCGCTGGATGCTCTACGATGCTGATAGCATCAATACCATGCAATAGCTTCTCCTCATCTAATACTAATTCAAAAAATCTCATACTATCCGAATGTTGCTGTTTCTTCTATTTTACGATCTAGCTTCTCTGCGCTCTGTATATCCTGATTGACTACATACGCTCTCATTGATGAGCCTTGCAGACTCTCTGCTATCTGGTTGCCTAAGTTAGCACCTGTCGTATCAAACCCGATACTAGAGTTCAATCCTTGTGGTGGTCTAGGAATGTTAGGTGTAGGTAAACTAGGTACAGATCCTCCTCCTCCACCGCCTAGTTGTCTACCCCCTACGCTCACATTAGAAGGTGATGGTGCTGGAACTTTAGTGGCGTAAATGCTACGAACACTAGCAAGACCACTAGCAATAACACCAGCTGCCGCTACTGCACCAAAGATACCACCTTGTGCTAGGGCTTTAGTAGCACCTGTGTAGGTGTTGATGACAGCCTCTGCTGCGCTTATTGCTTTACCAGCTGCTGCGTTCTCACCAGCTAACTGACTCAATCCGTTTAATGCTCCAGCAACAGCATCTAGATTTGCTAGTTGTATCGCTTTGTCATCTGCTGCTTTTTGGGCTTTACGAGCAGAATCCTCATCATCGTACTTCTTGTTGATCTTGTTGATCTCCTCAGCCTTGAGGCGATTCAGCTCAATCTCATCAAAACCGAACTGCGCTGCACTATCTAGTAGGGTATTGTACTTATCCTCTACTGCGTTGAGTTCTTGTATCTGTGCATCTTGAGATGCTTGTAGAATCGCATCGTACTGCTCTGCAAGTTTGACCTCTAGGGCTGCTTGTTCTTCTGCGAGTTTTGCATTCTTTACTGCCAGTTCATCATTGAACTTCTTAGCTGCTTCAGCTGCCGCTAGTTCATCCTCTGTGAGTCCTTGCGTAGCGTTCTTGTAACCAGAAAGCACACCGACAAGTTCCTTCAGCTTCACATCACGCTCTGCCTCAAGTTGTATCACTCGTGCCTCTGCTTCTGCCTGAGCCTCTAGATCTGCCCTCATAGACTCACCTAGTGCGTTCTGCTCTGTGATGATTCTCGCTCTTTCTTTAGCGATAGCGATTTCCTCATTAGCTACTCGCTTCTCTATCTCGATAGCTCTCTCAAGTGCTGCTGCTCTCTCCTGTGTTGTTTTGGTCTGATCGGCTGATGCTAGTTTCGCTGCTTCAATATCTCTACGAGCCTCTGCACGAGTCTTGATCATGGCAATCTCACGATCTTGGAGCTTCTGGTTTGCCTTCTCTAAGGCTGCTGCTGCGGCTGTTTCGTTCTTTATCTCCTCACCTACACCTTTGAACGAGTCCTTGAGTATATCAAGACCTTCGCTGATGTCTCCAGATAGTATCTTCACAAGTCCGCCACCAAAGGTAGTTAGTCTATCAACCAGTACGCTGATGGCTGCGCCTATTCCCGCAAATGCTACCTTGAGCTTATCAGCTCCCTTCTGGCTTTGTGAAAAGTAACTAACCAGAGAACCTAGAGCAAGTACCAATAAGCCAATTCCAGTAGATGCAATACCTACCTTAATGGCTTTGAAGGTTGTCTTGCTAGTGATCTTCATCGTACGCAGACCTTTGATACCATTCACGATACCAGTACCCATACCCTTGAGAGCTGCACTTGCTTTCTTTATTCCAGTGATGAAACCACCTGTGAACTTGTCTGCTGCACCTTCAAGGTCAGACATAGTCTGGTTCGTTTTCTGCGCTTCCTTGTTAGTGCCTTCAATAGACTCTGTCAGCTTATCTACATTGTTCGTAGCTTGTCCAGTCTTGACATTGATTTCTATTTCCTTAACTTCAGGCATCTGATTTGTTCTTTAGCTTCTCGCCAGTTCGTGATCACTTTATACTTTCCCTTTGCTATCTGTACCTCCTCTGTGAAGTGGTCAGCGTATGGAAGTTGCTTAATTATAAAACCCAAGTCCATTATACATCGTTTAGAAGTTCAAGTGTTGCCTCTCTCGTTCTCAAGTTAAGGTTCACCTCATTTATGATATACCGCTTACCAGCGATGACTATCTTATCGTTCATCTTCAACTGATAGATCGTAGTCATAGGTAGGATAGCTTTGAAGCTATATACCCTCCTACTCGCTGAGTAGAGGTCGGTGATATAGTCCTCCCAGAACTGAGAGTACAGCGTTTCATTGAACGCCTTACCATGATACGGATCTAGTTCTAGACCGAAGGTCAGCATCTGCGTTACATCTGCCGCTACCTTGTTGTCTACATTCGCTATGAATACACATTGCTCCATCGGATCTGCTGGACTACTAGGAGTCAGCCCACTCTCATCTAAGAACCCAATAGGATTGCTGCTAATGTTTAGCGTTCCTTTAGAATAGAAGATCATTGGCGCACCGATATAAGGCTCTAGGTCTTTGTCTATGGACTTACCTACTAGGAAGTTTACATTGCCGCTAGTATTTCGATCTCTTAGCTTGTCAAAGCGTAGCAACTCAAAGGAGGTCTGGTTGGTAAGCTCCCCACCATCGAAGGTGAAGTCTGCTCTCAAATCGCCATAGCCTATATCTCCATTGGTTAGTCTATGTGTACGCATCAACTTGCTATCTGCTAACTGATGCTCTAGCTTGAGCCTTCTGTATAGCTCTGGCTTTGTTACCTTGTGCGTAGAGATATCTGTGAATGCTGTGATGTCATATGTTGATCCTAAAGCATACCAATCATCTAGAGGTTCTAGAGTGAACTCTGTTGTACTCGTAGATTCTAGTGTGAGGTTGAACATCTTGACAAGCCCTGTGATGAAGTCGCTTATCTTCTGCTCTGGCATCTGGTCTGCTATGACTACCTCGTTCTCAAAGGTCATCAATGTACCACCAGTAGATGCTGTTGCTAAAGTAGCTCCTAATGAATCAATCAAATCAACATCGAAGCTGAACTCAAAGTTTGCTGCGGCAGAACCTTGAACAGGTGCATATCTAATGCTAATTACATCACCTTCTTGAAGTCCATTAACCTCTACTACTTCTCCTGTAACGCTAGATGTATGTTCCTTTGTTGCAAACAGATTGTTATTGACATAGATATAGATACCTACATCTGTACCCGATATTATAGTCAAGTCGTAGGTAATCTCTATATAAGGAGTCAGAGTTGTATTTACAACAAAATCACCAGCATTATTAATAAGCACAAAAATAGTTTGACCAGTTGTTTGATACCTCAACCTTAATGGATTCCATCCGTTCTCCTGATCCTTGAACATATACCCCTCTCTGCGATGACACCACATATAGAGGTTGGTAAACTTATCAGAAGCGAAGAAGTTGCTGTTGAAGGTGATACCATACTTGGCTTCTATTGCATCAATGAGTGCTGCTAGTTTTATAGCTGGTTTGAGAGAGTAGTAGTGTACTCCATGATCATCATTGGTAGTGTGGTAGGCTATGTCATTGTCTTGATGTGAAGATGATGAACTATCATAGAACCAGTCATCCTTTGGAGAGATAAGAGGGTAGATGATGTTACCACTACTCAATCCACTCTCTGCTCCTGTGCGTACATTCGCTCCTGTGTATTCATGAGTATATGCTGATAGGTCGAGGTCAGTAAGTTCATCCTCACCGAACAAGTCCTTCAAGTTTACCCCAGCAGAGAAGAACACTATCTCGTAGCTTGAGGCTACTCCATTCTTCATATTGACTCCTAGCAGTTCAATGCTGCCCTCTCTAAATGGCTCTTTGTCGAGTATCAAGGTTGCCGATTGTCTAAGGGAGGCGGCGAAGCCTCCTGAGATGTCAGCGTTGTAGTAGTGCTTGAATACTGCGTTGTTAGTCCTAGATGCTGGTACGCTAAAGTTCTGCGTATAGTCCGCAAATATCTTACTGATGTCCTTGATGTTCTGAACACTCAGCTTGATATTGACATCCTCATCTTTGAAGGTGTCGAGTCTTTCTGATCCGATGTATATCTCTATCATACAACCAAGTTCTGCTCTAGGTCATTGTATTCAACCTCTAGAGTATAGTTGATAGTCTTATCATTGATATGCTTCTGCTTCGTGAGGTTCGTAGTAACGACATTTACCCAGCGATACTCTTGCCCTATCTCGTAGGTGCTTCCGCTTCTATTGGTGATTCTATCGTAGACCATGAACATCGTTTCACTCATCAGCATCTCCTCTACTACATCACCGAAGGCCTCATCTACGAAGCCTGTGTTTAGCGTTAGCCTGTTATCCTTCGTGTAGTTGTAGTTCTGCTTGGTTGCTGATTGTGTAGTGAAGGTGAATCCGCTAGATCCTGATGTGCCTAGTGAAGGCTTGTAGCTTTCCTTAGTGATGCTGACATTCTCTGTCTGCTTCTTAAAGAAGGTGATGCTGTCCCATGTACCTACCTTGTTCACGAAGAAGATCTGTTGTGGTGTAAACTTAGGCTCACAGATGTTGTAGATTCTACGCTCATCTATTACCTCGCCAAAGCCGTTCATCAGCTGTGCATCGTAGTAGTCAGTGTTGTAGGGTGCAGTTCCTGATAGACCTACCGCAACCTTTCTATTCGTTAAGTTGGCTACTCCTACTGGAAGTAGGATGACTCTATCTTGTGCTAAGTCTCCACCCATGAAGGTCTCAGTAACCTCGAACTGGTAGCTCGTACCATCATCGTTCAATATCTTCAAGTAGCGTAGTCCAATGTTTGCACATTGTAGGCTCTCAATAGTACCTCCATCTGCGATGACTCTATCCTCATATCCGTAGACTATATCAAGTCCTGTTAAAGGATCAGCACCTAAGAACACAGGAAGCATCTGCGTATCGTTCGCATGAAGATACCTATCGTTCGTGTTCCAGAGTATGTCGCTTGTGATAGTAGCATTCGTACCCTCCAATAGGGTAGAGTACCCATTGCAAACCATAAAGCGATCAGTAGTACCTGTGCTGTTGAGAGTACCTCCACCATTGTTGTAGTCGATGTCATAGTCTACCTCTACCCATAGGAAAGAGTCTGCTGAATAGTTTAGAGGATCTGTCTGATCCCACTTTCCAATCTTAGGATCAAACTCATCACGAAGTAAAGGTGCGATGTTCGCTACTGGGTAGATATCTACGAATCCTGATGTTCTAGCTATCGTATAGATAGGTGTCGCTGGTCTAGTGTCCTTGTCTCCAGTCCATGCATACACCTCTAGAGTGAAGCTCTCTATCTCTGCTGTACCACTACCATCCCATGAGATGTAGATAGGTGATCTTGCTCCTAGCAATCCTGTTGGGCTAATTACCGCCATCTTTGTACTTTTCGTTTAATTCGTTTATGCTGAACTCTAGAAAGTCTTGAATGTCTAGAGCGTATGCTTGGACTACATCGTTAGGTAGCTTTGCATATCCTAAGTTGAAAGGTCTAGAGTAGAAGTCCGTTGCTGGTATGCCTCGCTTCTTTATGCTCTTGGCTATCGCCCAAGCTGTACTCTCATAAGTCTTGAACTTACCTCTGTTGTCTCTGAACTGAATCCTACGCTCCTCTACCCATTTGAGGATAGCAGACTGAGGAGGTTGCTTACCTTTCTTTCTACCCTTGTCTACCCACTCACCATACTCCTCCATGATGAAGTCAAAGTTCACAGCGTTTGCCGTTACATCAACCTCGTACCTCAACGAGTCGTACAACTTCCTAGTGTTGTTCTTGTTCTTTCTCGTTAGGTTCTTTCTGGACTCTGTTACCAGATACTTACCGAACTTCTCTAGTGCGAGTTTTGTATTTCGGTTTCTGTTCTCCACTAGCAGATGTTGTTCGGGTTGATTGCCTCAATCACTAGCGTTGCCTTCCATCCACAGATGTTCGCCTCGTAGTCCTCATCGAACGGCTCTGCAATAGGATCGTTTGTAAGTCTGAAGTAGGCATCGTACTGATCACCTCTGCGGAAGGTAGCGAGGATCTCTGAGATAGTAGCAAGTGTTCTGTGGTAGATGTCTTGCTTCATCATATTGCCCTCGTACAAATCCTTAGCATCCTTAGAGTAGTCTACGACATCCATCACTAGCAAGTCGAACTCGTAAGAGATGGTACGCTCATTCAATGTAGCGTTACCTGTGATGACATGAGCCAAAGGGTACATATCCATCTTGCGAAAGTCGATGTCAAATATGTTCCCCCAGCTTACTTGATTGATGTGGTCGTTAGCCTCTACTGCACTTTTAAGTGCCTCTGTGATTTGGTAATATCCCTTCTTCATACAATTAAAAAACCCAATAGATAAAAATAGGTATAAAAAAAGAGGAGAGCCACCACAGCCCTCCTCAACCAAACCTATCTAGCGAACCACCACTAGATACCTAAATGTATTTCTTCTTCATCGCATACGCAAGACTCTCGCTCACAATCATGACAGCACGAACATACCCAGCTATCATCGCAGTACTCGTAGCATATATCACATTGACTCGCCTGATCATTCTGGTAGTCCATCAACTCTCTGTCTAGGTAGTCCATCACTCAAAGGTTTCGTAGAATGTAACAATATCAAAACGCTCCATCGGATAGAGGATACTGAATAGGCTCAACGCATATCCGATAGGTAATTCGTTTGCGAAGCTCTTGATGTTGAGATTATCAATCAGCAACCCTGTTATGATAGGGTACTTCTCTAGTTCCTTGTTCAGCATCTCCTGATGCGCTGGTGTGAGTTTGTTGTACAATGTCATCTCTCTCTTATTTAAATGAAGGAGGGGTTTCCCCCTCCCTTGATTATTTATTTTATAGTAACTATTGTCTCTGGCTTAAGTCTTACTGCGCCCTCGTATCTTTTACCTGCTATTGCTGGGTTTCTTTTAACATCTATTTTTGCTGGGCCGTATGTTGTGCTTACAAAGTAAAACATCTTTCCGTTTTTCTGGTATCTCTCCTCAATGTCAGTAATCACTGAAACCCCCATAACTGGTACGCTAATTACATCTCCTACTTTCAATTCTTTTGCTTCAATTTTCATATCTCTCTCTCTTTGTTTGATACTCAAAGATACACAAAATAGTTTATCCACAAAACTTTTTTAATAATTTTTTCTATTTATTAAAGATTTCTCCACCTCAGCTTTGTCAAGACTGAACTCTAGGAAGGTTAAACAGGTACGAGCTGGTAGTGCTGTTACTTCATCAAACTTTGAGAGATCACCTCCAGCAATCTGATTGATTGCGCCATACCAACCCCACTTTCTTGAGAACTGCGTTTGCTTGTCGAAGGCTGGTTCATCTCCTCCTCCTTCTGTGAAGATCGTAGGAAAGTTATGAGTAAGCTGATCTCTAAACGATAAAAAAAAAGCAGACAACCTAGAAAGATGTCAGCAGATAGGTCTTGGAATCCAAGCCCATTGTGCTTATCAGGATCGTAGGTTTCGACTAGGTGTCTACCATACATCTTCTTAGTGATAGGTCGGTAGAGAACACCTAGAACTCTCTCAGCGTTCTTGTAAGGCTCTTTCAAGTATTCATCGAGGTCTACATACTCTCCCATAGAGATGTCCTCTAGTTTAGGATGGAAGCCGTATTCTACGCCTCTGTATGTGAAGGTCTGCACAAGTGCTGGTCGTTCTGCTAGAACTGCTGCTATCTTCTCTCTGATGTAGTCTCTGTCTTTCTTCTTCATGTTCTCCTGTTGATCAGGAGTAAGACCACAGAAGTGATACAGAGCTTGTTCATCTCCATTCTCCTCCGTAGCCATCATGATGAACTTCTTGTACTTCTCTACTGAGATGTCGGCTAGTGCCTCTGGTATCTCTATCTTAACGGATTGCGTATCGACCATAGTTCGGTTTGCTTAGTTTGTTATATACTCCATATCTCGCTGCATCAATCAAGTGATTCCACTTGTCCTCTGGCTTGTTCAGCAAGTTACCATTTTTATCTTCTAGCCATCGGTAGTTCTCCATCTCTTTCATTAGGTTGCTACCTACGATGTGTATCTTATAACGCTTCAGCATATCAATACCAGCGTTCACGCTGTCTACTCCTTTAGTGGTTGGCTTGATAGTCCAACCCATTCTATGAAGCTCCTCTATACTCTTAGGCTCTGCTGAGTCTGCGTATATCTCCTCGTACCTTCCTATGCCTATGTCGGTGAACCTCCTTGAGAGGTCTTGGTTGGTTAGGTTGGTAGAGTATAGCATCTCCTCAAAGTACAGGTTGTTCCCTTCTTGGTAGCATCTCACGAGTGCTGATGGATCGTTAGTGAATCCGAAGTCAAGACCATAGGATAGGAACTTCGCTGTGCTAGGCACTTGCTGTATCGTTGTGAATTGGAATACTTGCGCTCTGTTCGTACCTCGCTCTCCAAGACCATAGACTCTCCAGTAATGTTCATCCGTTTCTTGCAGTCGCTCTATCTCTGATACTATCGTAGGGTCTAGGAAGGGATTGTCTCGGTAGGTGGTCTGGTAGAAGTCAGCATCATCTCTAGGTATCACCCTATCGTAGATCCAGTGGTAGGTATCTGAAGGGTTGTAGTCAAGAATGATTCTTCCGTTTGTACGGAACACAATCTGCTGCCAGTCCTCGAAGGTCAATTCGTTTGCCTCATTCAAGAAGGCTAGGTCTCTCTTGCGACCACGAATCTTCTGAGGTTGATCCATTGAGATGAACTCTACGAGGTTGCCGTTGAGTTGGTATTCGCTGTTCGACTTGTTGTGGTTCTCCTCTCGGTAGAGGTCAGCACCTTTTAGTATCTCTAGGAAGTCCCTCATGACTGAGGAGCGTACAGCTGGGAATGTCTTACGAGCTATGGTGATAGTCTTGCCTGTATTGTTCGTGCAGTAGTAGAAGATAATCCAGAGGATTATGTTGTAGGTCTTACCACTACGAGTACCGCCTTGCTCTACTACTATCTTCTTATTTGATCGTGTGAGGTGTCCGAATACTTTATTGACTTGGATCTTGCTCATCTACTTCTTCAATGGTGAATGTCTTGATACCCTCGTGTGTTATCTCTTGTCGCTCGATGTACCCTCGCTTCTTGCCTTTGGTCTTTAGATAGAAGATGATCGCAGTTGGATTCTCCTTCTCTATTTGACTATGGAGCTTTCCTTCTGCGTAGTCGAGTGCTACATTCTCCAACTCATCGACAGCTTTCTTGTAGTCCTTGTCATCTCGCATCCAGTTGTAGTGAGTCCTTCTTGAGATACCCACAGCTTCGCATGACTTGGTTACGATGCCTAGATTTGCTTCTAATGCTTTCAGCATTGCTGTCTTATGTTCTTGAGTCTTGTCCATTTTTTATGTGTGTAATTCGGTAAACCTCCTAACTATAAAACCCTATTCTTCTAGATTGCGTTTACGCTCCTCTCTGATTATCTGGTTGATCATCTTCTGATTCAACCTACGCTGTGATCTGTTTGCTTTGGTAGGTGCATCGGGTAGGTCTACAAACTTACCTACGAATGCTTGTTCATCTGCTGAGAGATGACCTCTCATGTGTACCTGTGTTAAGATGTGTATAAACATCTCTAGGTTCTTCCTGTTGATTAGGATTTGACTGCTAGTCTTGTTCGAATCCATATGTTGCTAGGTCTTTCATGCATTGTTGTGCGATACTTCCATAGGTGTATCTCTTAACCTTTGTGCGCTTTGCGTTTGTTGTTGCGTAGTGATTGATCAGTTCTATCACCTTACGGCTCTCCTCGCTCCTGATTGAATCGTAGTTAGTTTTCATCTCTCTTTGGTGTTAAAGGTTTCTACCACTGGAGCATAACTTTGTACTACTTCCCCTTTCAGCCAAACTGAACCATTAAACTCTTGGTGCATTACTTTGGGTTTCCAAAACTGCCACCAGCGAGGTGAGGATTCAACTACAAAGGTTGTTTCTAATCTGCTCCATCCGTTTAAGGATTCTGTTACTTTGAATTGTGTTTTCATCTCTCTTTGGTGTTAAATGTTATGATGGATAAACCCATCTTTATATGCTTAAACTCTTGTTAGTGGTGTAAATAAGCACCATTCATCGTGGGTCTATATCCTCTTGGGTTACGATAATCTCAATACCTGTGTACTTGAGTTGTTGTAATGCCCTGCGGCAATCTCTGGCTTTCTCTATTGTGTCAAAGACTACATCAAATTTGTCCTTGACGAATACTCTAAACTTGTTCATAGCTTTCTATTTTGTAGGATGGGGGGGAGTTGAACCCCCCTTGCAGTATAGATACTTCGTTGGTTACCGCCCAATATCTATCTACCTCCATTCATCCTTTGTTCATGTATATCCTTTAACCATTGAACTCTATCAGGAACATCTCCATACTTAATATGGTCTGCTCTGCATAGAGCCATTAGGTTCTCTATTCTGTCCTTGTCGTTAGCACCTCCTGATCCTCTGTTCTCGATGTGGTGTATGTCTACGGCTCTCGCTCCACAAACCTCGCAAGGGATGAAGTCATCCAGCACATAGTCGAAGTGCTTCATGTAGATCTTCGTGTGCTTCTTCATTACAGCGTGTCTCTAATGATGTAGCTGTCTAAGTCCTCACCTCTTACGAAGAAGTCCTTGTAGACTTTGATGGCTCTGTTGAACTTCGCCTCACCTCTCTTGTAGAACTCCTCACTCACATCGTAGATTCCTATATCACATGATGCTTTGTCAAGGGCGATGAAGTACCAGTCCTTATACGACCTGTTGAACAGGTTGCAGTAGATGTAGCATTGCATATCATAGCCGTACTTGTCTGCGCTGTATCGGAATGCCTTGAGGTCGGTGGTGGTCTTGATGTCGGCTAGGAAGCTCTCGTTCCATATATCTGCCTTGCCTCTAAAGGGAAAGCCACTTAACAGATCAACCATAGGCTTCTCTGTTTGGCTCTGCTTGAGGAAGTACTTAGCGTGTTCGTTTCTATGGAATGCATCTGTGATGCGCTCAGACTTACTCATATCCGTTCTAGTGATACAAGTCTTGCTCGTTGATGCTTGGGCTTCCTTGTATGCTTTGGTGTTCTTAGAAGCTACATCTACCACCTCGAAGATGTCGTTGAATCTTTCGGGTTCTAGGATCATCGTATGGATGACTCTGCCCATTAGCAACGCTGGGCTGTTCTCCTTCTGACCATAGGTCTGAACATTGTGAAATGTCTTTGGACTATCGAGTAGCATCTTGAGACTGCTAGAGGATAGTGCTATTCTATTCAATGCTCCGTAGTAGAACTCATCATCTACTGCTTTGTCTATAAGCCATTGCTGATCGTAGTCAGCTCCATCTAACATCAACATGAGTAACAAGTTAAGAGTTCTACCAATTCATAGACTGCTATCATAGCAACCATTCCTAGAATAACCATAGTCTGCAAGAATGCAACTACCGCTACTTTGTTCCAATCAATCTTTTTCATTGCTCTTTTTTTAAGATTACGAAGGCAATATACACAAAATAGTTTTAATAACTACTCCTCCTCATCAAAAAAAGTTCTTCCTATGAACTCCTCTAGGTAATCTACCCTCTTAGTCAATGTGCGTATTTGGTTTAGGGCTATGCCCAAACCTATCCCGAATAGTAGTAGTATCATTCTTTTATCGTATATGGTAAGACTTCAAACACTAGATCCTCTACATCCTCGAACTTCAAGTATGTAAACACATCCTGAGCGTTCCATCTACCTACCCACTTATGCAGTGCATCATCGTATGGTATGTAGTTCCTACGCTCTACCTTGTCCTTATAGAACGGCTCACATAGTTCAATGGCTCGTACCCTCAAATGTTTCTTACGAAACACATAGAACGCATCAGGGAACTGAAAGGCTATGAAGTCTGCCTTGCTCTTTTTAGAACACCAGCCATCACCACCCCATACATTCACGAACTCTAGCAGTAGGAATCCTGATAGGTGCATCTTCTTGAGTCCCTTAACATCTACTCGCTTCTCTCCCCAGTAGAAGTCGATGTGCTTTTTGTCATCTGCTAGGTTGGACTTGAGTGCGCCAGTGATCTCCTTGAACAAGGCTTCACCAGTCTTACCCACTTCAACACAGACTTTCGTGCGGCTTTCGGTTAGCTTACGCTTATCCTTTAGGTAGTTACGCAGTTGCATCTAGCAGCTCTTGCAGTTCTCTCATCCATTGCATCCATATCTTAGGGTTGCAAGTACATGGGATATCAAACTTGTGGTTGAATACTCTAGAGTGAATGGTAGCTATACGCTCCCTATCTTCATAGGGCATCACCTTCTTTCTTAGAACACCTCCTGATAGATAGGAACGCTCATCATCAGTCAAACACTCTGGCTCTCGCTTGTAAGGGAACAACTGATTCAGCTTCTCCTTACGCTCATCACATCCGCAGTCCTCACCGACTACTGCTTTGACAGCTGCCTTGATTCCTGTCGCTGTGGTTATCTTCTCAATGGTGTCTCCTAACCCCTTAGATTTTGTCGAAGTCTCCGTTTTCGAAGTCTTGGTAGTCCTCTTTGATTTTTTCGTAGATCCTTGCTTTGCCATTTTTTATCGTGTTCTTAATTGATGTCAATCCTATATCACTCTCTCTGTGTATCTTATTCATAGAAGTGCCGTTCATGTAGATACGCATCATCTTCGCATCGTACCAATGGAACTCATCGAGTTCTTCCTCCATGTAGTTGATTAGTTTCTCCATCGCTACCTTCTGCTCTGGGTACTCCTCGAACTCTAGCTGATCATGAGTCATGTCCTCTATGCTTATCTTATCAATGCGTTTCTTCGTGCGTTGGTACTTGAGTGCTGTGTTGATACAACTACGATAGACATAAAAAAAGTTAAGGGAGTCCTCCTCGTAAAAGTTGGTTCTCCCTTCGCCTTCCATTTCTAAGAGTCGCACAAATACCATCTGCACTATGTCAGAAGCTATCTCGTACGAACCATCGGTGTACTGCTTGATGAAGCCTGTTAGCCTCTTAAAGTTCTCTCTGTAAAAGTTCTCTATGTTGCCCACGACACTTGTATCATAAATAAACCAAGCGCAAACTGGACTAGATGAAGCCCATTGAGATCTTCAGTTTCTTCATAGTAGGCGTAGTTCACACCTACCATAATACCTGTGATCGGACTAAATTCTATCTGCATACTGGTTTAGGTTTTTATTATCCTTCTCCAATATACGACACTTATTAACTAATTCTTCACAATGCTTTTTCAAGTTATCAACCTCGTGTTCCAATTCGGTGATGTGCATTCTTTGTCTAGTCATTAAAGCAGTCAGCTTGTTCGTGCTACGAACCTCGTGTGAGGGGTTCTCTATGAGCATCTGTTGCGCTGTCTTATAGAAGAATCGATACATCTCTGACCAGTTGTAGTTCTCCTCGTGTTTCTTATTAGCGTGATGAACTGAGCTGTGATCCTTACCAAATATCCTACCAATCTGCATCAAGGTCATATACTTACGCATAGCAACCATCATCGCTGAACGAGCGAATACCTGATCCTCTTGTCTTGTTCCATTAGGAACTACACCTATCTCCTCGTAGTATGCTCTTAGTAGTGTTGTCAATTCTTCCATTTGATCTCGTTTTCTTTTTCTATTATTCTTTGAAAAGGTATTCTATGCAGCTGTCCTGTTGAGGTGTTTCTCACAATGTAGTAGCTGCTGCCTACATCTATATCCGATTCTTCGCCATCGAGTCGAGTCTGGAAGTAAGCGTGAGTTTCTATGCAGATGAACTCCATACCACTTACCTCGAACCGCTGACCATTATTCATCTTTCTTTTAAAATTCATCCATGTATCTTTCTAGCGACTCTTGGAGTCGTGCGTTCTCTTTCTTATGATCGTACACCTCTTGCTTCAATTTGCCGTTCTCTATCCTAGCATCTAAGATCAAGCGATCTAGAGTAGTGAAGTAGTCGGTGATGTGTCGATAGACTGCTGCTGTATCAGCACAGATATGAAATACCTCCCACAGCTGTTCCTTGTTCATCGCTTCCTGTTCACTCAGCTCCTTACTTAGGTAGTCCAAGCACTTGAATAACTCGGCTTCCTTTTCCATGTAATACAATCTATTACCCTCAAAATGGAGATCCATCTATCTGTATTTCTTTAGTTATTAAATCCTTTCCGTTGATTCGGAATCCGCAGTTTCCTTTTATGCTTTCAATCCTGATAGGATTATCTAATGGTGTCGGTCTGCCTCCACTCTCTAACTCCTTGACTTTCCTAACATGGATATCTGTGTAGATCCAGTCTCGCTCATGCTGCGTAAAACGATGAAGCACAATCAGTTCATCGCTGCGGTTGGAGAACTTACCCCCTCCTTCAATATCACTAGCCATAGGAGGCATAGTGTGGTTAGCGTATTCATGTGAGCCTTTATAAACCTTTCTAAGAGCCTCTGTCGCTGGATGAGTGTTCAGTATCGTAGTTACTCCAAACTCTTTGCAGAACTTACGCAAATGGCTTGTAACCTCGTAGTGGTACTCGTGTGTTGATATACCCTTGAGATCCTCCTTGCGAATCGTTAAGCTGTTGTACGGATCAATCATCATTCCCTGAAACTCCCAAGCATCATAGATCTCCTTCGCAATGTCGAGCAGTTCAAACGCATTGACAATAAGTTCCGAATCGATGAATGCCCAATGCCCTTCGACATAAGCGTGATGCCTCCAGAAGGTTTGTTCATCAATCTGGTTGATTGGCTTACCAGCTAGGAACTCTATGAGCTTACGCTGTAAGGATTGCACCTCATTCTCTGAGGAGTAGATGAGCCACTTCGTTCCGTTCTCTAATGTATGGAGCAGTTGGAGGTAGGTCATCGTGTGAGTCTTTCCGACATTAGCGTGTCCTGTTACTACAATGAAGTTTCCCTTCTTGAAGCGGAGGTATTCATCTATCTCTGGCGCACCGAATCTCGATGCTTCTGCTATCTTACCTTCTCTCGCTCTCTCTAGATAGCGGAGTGTCTTATCGGATTGGATTATGTGTTTGTGAATCATTCTTCTAAATTAACATTCAATTTTTAATATCCTACTACAAAGGCAAAAAAAAGAGGAGCATCTCTGCTCCCCTCTACCTAACACAATCAATCAACTAGAATCGTAGGCTGACTTTATTTCTACTGCGGTAGTTGTAAATGTCCTCAATTAAAGTCATATACTGGTCAGTATTCAAACATGGAACTAGCGATGCTGGTTGTAGTGCAATCTTACCAATCAGGTGAGAGAACTCAAAGTTCTCATTCTTGTATAGCCTTATCAACGCCCGAACAAATATCTGGCGAGTTCCTCCGTTATGATATTGCTTGATGATGTTTACCCAATTAGCAATAGTCTCAGCTCTATCAATATGCACAGCTTCCCAAGTGCCATTCTTAATCTCTTTAGTACGGCTTGTATTATCAGATCCTAACAACGCAAGAGCAGAAGATAAATTCAACTCAGTGCGTTCTAGAAAGTCTCTTAGATAGATGTACTCTTTGTAGCCCATATCAGCGTAGCCATCTATGAACTCAACCATTGTCCAGTTCTTGCTGTTTTGATTTAGCCTGTGTACTTCGCTTAGACCATATCCAGCAGCTACGATGTAGCGTAAAGGTAGTTTGAGTTCCTTGCTTACTTGAAGCCTGTGCTGACCATCAATAACCTGATGATGCTCATTCACAATAATCGGGCTGATGAGTAACTCCTCCTCCATTGACTTTCTTAGTCGCTTTAAGTGGAGGTCATTTTTAGGGCGGTTGCCCTCGATAGTTGAGAACATTGAATAGTTCTTCGTTTCTTTAACTTGCATTAGCATTGGTATTAGAAATTAAAAAAAGGGAGGTCTAAGCCTCCCATGAATTAGAATGGTAGGTCATCCGATTGTCCGTTCACAATAGCGTTGGCTGTTTCAATCTTCTCCTCTCGTGAGGCAAAGTGATTGTCGTAGGTAGTGTCCTCCTTCTTGTCGGACTCTAGTACCCAAGCAACGAAGCTGTCTGCTACCTTTAGAACATCCGTACTCTTAGCACCTTTGTCTTTTAGTAGATCAACTGCTGCTTTCAAACAGCTCTGCTTTACGATCAGCTTCTGCTTATCATCACCTCCTGATGAGTAGCTAGACTTTGAGTAGCCACCACCAGAGAACCCTCCTTGATTGTAGACTGGCTTGATACGATTGCCGTACTGCGTACTAGTCAATTCATATATTGCCTCTTGACCGACAATAAACTTGTCTTGGTCTGGCTTTACTGAGGAGTATTCACCTGAATCTCCATTGTCCATAGATACGAAGAACTTATACAAGGTCTTTCCATCTCTTAGTTGGTAGTCTCCTTTAGGAGATACCGATACAACTTTTGCATTTTTCATAGTTATTGATTGTTAAAAGTTTCTAGGTTTCCGATTTGAGCCTCTAGCATCGCTACTCGCTCCTTCATCCATTCGCTACCGATTTGGTCTGCGAAGGTTTCCAAGTCCTCTATCACTTGGTAGATGTTCTCTGTATTCATCTTTCTCTCTTTTGATTTAGTCAAAGAAAAAAAAGATAATTGAGATATGCAAACTTATTTGTTGATTATTTTTCCCTCGATGATTACTTGACAGGTATTCTTAGGGATGTCGGTAGCTGGTTCGATACGAACAGCCTTGATGAATTTCTTATTGTCATCTACTACTAGACCAGCATCGACCAGAGCATCTTGCGTAAACTTGATAGCCATGATGCAGTTGTCTAGATCGTAGCGGTAATTGACTCGTGCTGTGATGATACAGCTTTCAAATTGGAAGTCGTAGTCTAGCTGGTCGGTTACGACCTTCTTCCACTTGGTCTTTTCCTTAGACCTGAATGTCCAATGTGGAGAGGAGTAGAACTTATTAAGGCTTGGTATTTTACCAAGTTCAACTATTATCTTGATATGATCAATCATATCCTAATCGTTGTGCATACTCCCAATCAATCTCAGCAATGCGACCTAGATACCTGTGTTCTTCTTCCTTAGCGTAGATACGCTCCTCTGGTGTTGAGTCTGTACCTAAGTTCTGAAATAGCATAGCCATCTTGTGTAGGTATCTGTCGATGTTAGGATCTCGCATTGGGTTGTTGTTCTGCTGTTTTTAGTTCGTAGAGTACTCCATCAAAGAGTACATTAACATGAAAGCCATCTACTGCCCAAGCGTGATAGCCATCTTCGTTGAGTAGGCTCGAAAGCCGTTGGGCTTCTCTAAAGGTCATAGCCAGTATTCTTGTGGTACTTCCAGAAGTTTAGGTGATCAGACCTCTGCTCATCATAGAATCCAAAGTGAGATAGGAAGTGATTGTGGTAATCATCCTGTATCTTACCCATCTCGATAGCTATACTCTTTTGTCTCCTAGTCATAGTATAAAACTCTCTGTAAGAGAGTATATTATATTATATATATTATTTTTTTTTTGTACTCTGTAAGAGTACTATATATATATATATTATATATTACTTAAGTACTTTAATAAGACCGAAGGTATAAAGAACTAATGACATAATCAAGAGGTATAGATATTTCCTATTGAACTTTTTTTCTTGATAGACAACTTGAGGTACTTCTACTACCTTACTTATTGTGATCGTGTCTGATAGACACTCAGCATCTATCTGTATCGTGTCGTGAATGCGTCTTATCTTGACTCTAACAGAGTTTCTCTCCAATGTGAGGGTATCTACCCTTTGAAGAATTATCGTGTCTCTAAGGGCTTTATTCTCTGTGATGATCGTTGTGTCTACTCTTACCACAACCGACTCTAGTATCGTTGGATCTTTTGCAATCGCACGATTTAGGTGATACTTCGCACCACATCCTTGAGTCAAAAAAAGCAGCCCTACTAGAACTGCTCCTCTTTTTCCTAACTCCCACAAGCCTCGCAATCCTCTGGATTCTCTAAGTTGCATACTGGTTGTTCTGTTGTTTCTAATTCATTGATGAAGTCATCGAGACTACCCTCAAACTCTTTACCCATTTAATTTGTCTTTTGAGAAGAATAACATAAATGCTACACCGAAGAATGTACCAGCCTCTGTGAGCGTTGCTTTTTCCATAGCCACCAATATAATACCAGCAGCGAACAATACTGCACCTACGGCAGTAGTTTTCCAGTTCTTTGTTACTCTATCTATCATCCTCTTAGTCTATCGTTTTCTTTTTTTAAGAAGCCTACCTCAGTACGCAACGCATGAACCTCAGCTGTAAGCTCTAATACCTTTGTGTTACTTTCCTCTAGCAACTGCTCTAATCGAGCAACTCTATTCTTTAGGTCATCACGATACTGAACACCATCGCTATTCTGTACTGATTCCGTTTTGTAGTCTGTTTTCAACTTCAGTCTAAACTCTAAGAACTTCCAAATACCAGCAGATGCGAGAATCGTTCCTATCGTGATTATAACCTGACTATCCATTTCTTGCTATTCTTTCTTTTTCTACTCTGATCACATTCCAACAAGCAAACGCAAAGATGATGATCCACCCTGTTCTACTCCCCTCCATTAGCCCTACCATCGATAGATTGATGATCGTAGCCAATGCAACTAAACAAGCCAATTTTACGGCTCTTAGTCTATTTCTTAGTGAACCATTATACAGGACTGCCCATAGCTGAAAGCCACCAGCAAACAACGCTACTAGAATGAGCCAATAGTTAGGGTGGTCATACTCAGCGCATATGCTGAGAGGTAAGCAAATCAAATGACATAGCGAAATCAGGATCTCATTAGGTTCAGAATCTGAATAGAGAAATATGTTTTTTGCTTTTCTTAATCCCATCTCTTATAGATTGTCTTTCCGTTTTGTCGAACGGCTCTTAGAACCTCGCCTCTATTTCCCTCAGTCTTGTACGATACATGAACCCAGTCAGGGTTCTCATCATCACCAAACTCCCAGATAAGCTGGTCGAATGTTAGATGATCCTTGATGTACATAAACAGATCACCATTGGTGTAGCCACTCGTAGATTGCATATCTAACGCTTCACCTTTTGAGTGCTGCGATTTCATCGAGCCACCTATGACCTTATTCAACTCCTCTGATCGATAGCCAGAGGTAACTCTTAAAGGCTTTCCAAAGTGATTGCGGCAAGGCTGAAAGATGTTGTTTGCTACTTCCTTTAGTGCGATTAGGTGCGTTACCGATGGTGTATTCGCAATCCCTTTGCGTAAAGCAGTCGCAGAGTATGTCGCTTCGGCAAGGCTTAAGTTGTCGCTTAGATTCATTCTTCATCGACCTTTGTTATTCTACCGATGCCCTGATTGATCAGCTCACCATTACAGCACTCTCTCGAATACCGCTTACCATCTTTGCACAGGCATCCTCTACGCTTGTCCTGTGGTACATTCCACTTCGTTCTCATTATACTAAGTCCTCCTCACTTGGTTCGGGGAAAAGTTCGGGATGCAATTCCTTACAAGTCTCAATCCACTCCATACGAGTATCAATACCACCACTTACAAGAACACCCATAGGCGGACACCAAATCATTTGAGCATCCCACGCTTCTACGGGTTCACCTTGCCAAATTACATCTACTGCATAGGTAGAAGATAGCACGGGTGGTGTTACCTCGTTTCCTTCTTCATCGTAAGTACCTTCAGTCTCTACGATATGCCCGATTTTCATAATGGCGTGGGGGTTGCTTGGTACTTCGTTTCCTTCAAGGTCGGTTGTAGTACCTAAAGCAAGGATAGCGGTGTTTGCCGCTTCCTCACTTGCAAAAGAGTATTTTCTTAATGTTCTCATATTAGATAGTAGTTAGTGCCGCAAGTTCTGCGTTCGTTAGTGCAGTTTGAAAAAACAACATTTGCTTCGTGTTTTGGTCAAAAGATTGTCCAGAGTTGAAGTATTGTAAATTAACTGAATTCAATGATGCAGAAGGTGTCATTGAAGATGTACTACTCGCAACAAGTGAACCATTAACATACAACGCAAAATCTCCACTCTTTACACGAAATGCACATTTAGCTGATTCAGTAGTTATACCAGATGCTAAAGACACGCTATTACCGCTTATAAAAGCCGCAGCATATATTTGATTATCCGTATTGTTTCTGTAAAATCTTGCACTTTCTCCTAATGCAGAAGAATTATATATCGTAGCAAAGCTATTAAACTCGCCAGTCGGAATGTGTGAACCTTCCCAAAAAATAGTGTATTCACTTGCGCCTACCAAAGAACTGATACCCGTCTTTACACAATCATCCGCCCCTCTAACCGCCGCCGTTCCATAGGTTGGTATGTAGCTTGTGGGGTAGCTTCCCGCTTCAAGTTGTGCGCCGTAGATGTAGTTATATTCTCCGTTAGCCGTTGAAAAATCATTATCGGCATTTGCTACTGCTAATTGTATTCTAGGGGCTGTTCCTCCGCTATTTACATTTTGAACAACATAACAACGATACCAATCTCCGTACTGCTCAATGTCGGCATCAATAGGGCTATTGTTTTCCGTTCCCTTCGTTCCGTTTTCTAAATCAAAATACACACTTGTAGCGACTCCATCTTTGCCCCTTATACCAATGAAACAATAATTCACATTTCCTTTCTTAAAGAAAGCAGATGCGGTGTATATCGTGTTATCACTCAATGTAGGAAACGAATCCAACCTTGATGCGCTACCATTGCTTGTGCTTTCTAATTTGGCACCATTTACTACACCCTCTGGAGAAGTAATGTCGTTGCTTGTTATACTGCTATTTGTCGCTGTATAAGGCGTAGAGCCAAAGTATTCACTTTGAGTAAGCACATTCGTCCTACTCGGCTCCAACAAAAGCGAAGGACACGAAGCACCCCCCGAATAATCAAGTCGTGGCAAATCTGCGGTGAGTCCTTCTACTACTGCCGTTGTGGTAGTCTCTACATAGTCTTGGGCGATTAAGCCGTGATTGAGTTGGGCGTCTTGGATGTAGATGTTTCCGCTTGTTCCGCCTACATCTCCATTGCCTTGTGCTGGGAAAATACGCACCGCATTCATTGAACCAGTTGATGTAACCGAACAACGATACCATCCTCCGCCTACGCTCTCTATATTTGCATCAATACCATTAGCCGTGCCGATAGAACCAGCACCAGTCAAATTAAAATAAGCACTACCAGTACCTCCGTTACACGCTAAAAGAAACCAATCTAAAGTACCAGCCTTTGCGTAAATTGATAAAGTAACAACGCTTGTGGTCGCTATTGTTTGGTAAAGGTAGGCTGCCGCAGAACTTCTTTCAAGAAGCCACGCATCGTTAGTACCATCGTAACCACTTTGCCCTCCAGTTTCAGTAGTTGCTGCATTTAACCAAGTAGTATCAAACGAATTTGACTGAAGCAATAGGTTCTCTTTCGCCTTCTCAATCAATCCGCTACTATTCACCCGTGTCGCTTCAATGTCGCTACCTCTTGAAAAGGTGAAATCTCCGCTACCATCCGTTGGTTTGATGGAGTACAATTTATCTTCCTTGACTCCACTTGGAATCATTACCAGACTCGCATTATCGTAAGTCGTTGCCATATTAGTTTAATTCAAATAATTTATCATTTAAGCAGTTGTCCTCTAC